TACCGTGAAGCGTGCCCTGGCGAAAGGTCAGCTGCAGACTGTGGCGATGCTGCTCAAGGACATGGGCGCAGTGATTGGAGAGGCCGCGCCAGAGCAACAGGCAGCCGCTGCACCGCAGCTGAACATCGTTGTGGAAGACAAGCGCCAGGGCTAGGCAGCCGGCGGCTGCTGTGCTACACTACGGGAGTAAGCCCACCACGCTTCCCACCATGAACCGCCTCCTTACCCTCGCCGCTCTGCTCACCGCCTGCGGTGTGCTCGCCATGGGCGCCGACAATCAGAATCAGCTGGCACGCTGCGAGTCTGCCGGCCGCTCCGCCGCCGAGTGCCGACTGGTGGTGCTCGGGCGATAAGCTTTGCTGATGTTACAGTGTATTACAGTATGGCCCGCTCGCCGGGTCTGCTGTACTACAATACGAGAGTAGTACAGGCACACCCATGGCCTCCCTCACCACCGCCGCCGCGCTGCTGCTGGCGCTGATCCTGCTCCCGCTGCTAGTCCTGCTATGGGCTAGCGAGTCTCGCCAGCAACGCGCCCGCCGCTGGCGCCGCTCCGGCCTTACCCAGCAAGCCATAGCCGACCGACTCGGCTGCAGCCGCACCACCGTGCGCCGCCTCCTCGCCGCCTGACGCCGGACTAGTACAACCGAACCACCACCGCGGGGGCGGGTTGCGGATCCGTGCGCGTGCGGTCAGGACCCTAGGAACCTACTGATATAACCCCAATTCCTTCCTCTGTTACACACCGGGGGGAGGGGTTCAGATTCCTGCTATACACTAGAAGGTACCCCCCAAATAAAAATGCCCGAATCTGCTGGAGCACTCACCCTCCGCTACGCCCAGGGCGAAGTGTTCTCCAGCCGAAAACGCTTCAGAGTATTGGTAGCGGGCCGCCGATTCGGCAAGAGCTACCTGTCATGTATCGAGTTATTGCGTGGGGCAATCGAAAGGCCGGGCGAAACCTTTTTCTATGCCGCCCCTACATACCGGATGGCGAAAGACATTGCCTGGAAGGTGATGAAAAAGCTGGTCCCGAAAGCCTGGATCAAGAGCAAAAACGAGACGGACTTGAAGATCGAGCTGGTGAACGGCAGCACGATTGAGCTGAAGGGCACTGAAAACGCAATGGCCCTACGCGGCCGAAGCTTAGCTGGCGTGGTCCTCGACGAAGCCGCATTTATGTCCAGCGAAGTCTGGTTCGAGGTCATCCGCCCCGCCCTCGCCGACAAACAAGGCTGGGCCTTATTCATCTCCACGCCGGACGGCACCGCCAGCTGGTTCTACGAACTGTGGCAATACGCCGATAGCGGTGACGAGAACTGGAGCCGCTGGCAATTCACGACGATTGAAGGCGATAACGTCCCGCCGGAAGAGATTGAAGCCGCGAGAGGCCAACTCGACGCCCGCACTTTCCGCCAAGAATTCGAGGCCAGCTTCGAAAATCTCAGCGGTCTCGTCGCAGTCTCCTTTGGTGACGAAAACATCAGCATGGAAGCCGCCGACATTTCCGTCCTCCCGTTGCTGCTTGGTGTGGACTTCAACGTGGATCCCATGTCCGGCATTTGCGCCGTCCGCAAGGACGACACTCTCTACGTCTTCGACGAGATCATGCTCACTGGTGGCGCCACCACCTGGGACTTCGCGGAGGAAGTCACCCGCCGCTTCGGCGTGGATCGCCGGGTTATCGCCTGCCCGGACCCCACTGGCGGCGCTCGCAAAACCAGCGGCGTGGGTCTAACCGACCACAACATCTTGCGCCGCAGCGGCTTCAACGTCTCCAGCCCCAAAGCCCCCTGGAAAATCCGCGACAAGATCACCTCGGTCAACACAGCCCTATTGGATGCGACTGGAACGCGCCGCACCTACATCCACCCACGCTGCAAAGAACTCATCAAATCCCTTCGAACGCTGACGTACGCCCCCGGCACTGGCCTACCCAACAAAAACCTGGGCGTGGACCACGCCTTCGACGCCTTCGGGTATTTATGCCTACAACAATTCAACCTCGCCAAGATCGGCACCCTCGGCCAAACCAACTACCGCCTCTACTAACCCGTCTTACACTGGTACAAAGCCCTTACGACATGGCCAAAAAACCAACAAAGGCCCAGAAAAAGGTCGAAAAGGTCATGTCCGAATACTCTGCTGGCACGCTTAAGTCCAGCTCAGGCAAAAAAGTAACCAGCCGCAAGCAAGCAATCGCTATTGCTATGTCTGAAGCGGGCATGGCACGCAAAAAGCCTGTGCCGCTGGATCGGGCGAAAAGATGCGCAAACCCGGCAGCAAAGGCGCCCCAACTGCGGCAGACTTCAAGAAAGCAGCCAAAACTGCGAAAAAACCGCGTAAATAACCATGGCCAAAGTCGCTGTAACCGCTACCGACCGCTACACCAACTTGGTGGAGCACACTGGCGCCTCAATGGCCGCCCTAGATGACTGGATGGAAGTCCCCGGCCACTCGGGTAGCTACACCTTCGCCGCCACAGTCACTGGCACGTCTACCTTCAAACTTGCGCTTGAAGCCAGCTTCAACGGCAACGGCAACTGGTTCACTATCGACACGGCCAAAACCATCAACTCCGCCGGCCAATACGTGTACTTCTACGACGGCAAACCCGCCGCCAAGATCCGTATGCGCATCTCCCAAATCGACTCTGGAACCCCCGCAATCGTGCCCCACATTGCGGTCGCTTACCACGGCTAATGGCAATCCAAACAGTAAACGGAGGCTGTGTTCACATCGAAATTGATGCTGAAGACGGCCTCACGCACGCCACATTTGTATTTAAGACCCCGCAAAACCCCGAAATCATCGGCGGTTTCGTCACTATGTTGACCCAAGGCATCGAAGTACTGGTGCCAATCACCGACCCCGACGACGAGGAGGACGATGATGATTGAGTATCGCGGCGAAAAGTTTGAAGGCTACAACAAACCAAAACGCACCCCAAAACACCCCACTAAATCACACGTAGTCCTCGCAAAAGATGGCGACCAAGTAAAACTAATCCGTTTCGGCCAACAAGGCGTCTCCGGCTCCCCCAAATCAGCCGGAGAGAGTGAGGCCGAGCGCAAACGCCGCGAGGCGTTCAAAGCTAGGCACGCAGCTAACATCAAGAAAGGAAAAATGTCGGCCGCTTACTGGGCAGACCGCACCAAATGGTGACTAAATGACCTACGCAGTCCCCGGCCGTTATCCGACCAACATTGTCTCCACCACCTACGCGGGTGGCGCAGACAGCCCGTTCACACGCACTGCAAGCGTGCTGAGCATGATGAAGGGCTGGGAGATCATGAAAGCAGTCAGCCGAGGCACGGAATATCTCCGCGAGAACAGCGAAGCCTTCCTCCCACTGGAACCCCGCGAGGACTACACGGCCTACCTAAGCCGCGTGAACCGCGCCGTATTCTCGCCGTATACACAGCGGTTGATTCGCGCTGCAGCAGGTCTGATTCTGCGCAAGCCTATTGCTTTAGAAGGTGATCCGTACTGGCGCGAAGTGTTTGCGCGTGACGTGGACGGCCAGGGCTCGGATTTAGACGAATTTGCCCGCCGCCTGCTGATTTGCAGCCTGACTTACGGCCACTGCAACATGCTGGTGGATTTCCCAGCACCTACTGAGATCCGCAGCCTGGCCGAAGAACGTGCCATGGGCCGCCGCCCGTACTGGGTCGAGGTTGACCCGCAGGACGTCTACGGCTGGCGCCTCGACCGCGAAGCCGCCTACGGCAGCCTGACGCAAGTTCGCATCCACGAGCAAGCCGTGGTGCCCGACGGCCAATTCGGCGAAAAGGTCTACGACCAGATCCGCGTCATCTACCCGAGCCGCTACGAGGTCTACCGCCAACGCCAAGAACAAAAGCCCCTGGGACCCGGCTTCCGCGAACCGCTCAACAACAGCACCGACTACGAACTAATCGAATCCGGCACCTACAGCCTTAGCCAGATCCCGTTCGTCACCACCTACAGCAACAAAGTCGACAACCTCGTCAGCCGCCCACCCCTGCTGGACATTGCCTACCTAAACCTGGCGCATTTCCAACGCCAAGCCGACCTGATCCACAGCCTCCATATCGCATCCCAGCCGATGCTGGTCCTAGAGGGCTGGGACGACCAGACCAAGGACATGGCCGTGAGCGTCAACTACGCCATGGCCACCGCGCCCGGCAACAAGGTCTATTACGTGGAGCCT